GGAGAATGGAAAGAGAGATATTAGAAGTGGATGGTTCAAGAGACAAAGCACAAATTGCTAAATTTATTGAGTCAATGCCAATCGCGGATTCAAAGTTTATTAGAAACTTTATGAACGAAAATGAACCAAGATTAGACATGAACAAAACTATTATGGCCCCGTCAGGAGAAAAACTAACAGTGAATGTTGGTTTTGGGGTCGACTTTTTTCGCCCTTTCTTCTGAGTATAGGAAAAGTCAAATCGACGAATTTTATTATTTAACAACATTATTAAAGGTTTCCTACCAAGATTTTGAAAGGATGCCAGTATTTGTTAGAAAATATCTACTTAATAAATGGATAGAAGAAAATCAGAAGGACTAAAAAAATTGGTCCTTCTTCTATTTATATAGAAACCAAAACTTAAATGCCGTCAAAAAAAGAAATAGATGAGTTAAAAAAGAGTGTTGAAAGTCTTGCTTCACCTCTTGAACAAGCTGCCAAAGCTATGGACAGCATGTTTAATTTATCTGAACAACTGAACACATCATTTCGAATGGGTAGAACCCGAATGGATGAGTTGGGAGATGCCATCGCAAGGTCTGCAGCTGGAGTAATACGTTTAGGTGGTGATGCAGCATCTGCGGCCGCCACAATGGAGGGAATTGCTGAGGGGTCAAGAAGAAATGTAATTGCGACAGAAGAACAAGTTTCAAAATTATATGCCGCTAGTAAAATATTAGGTACAGAATCGGGAACATTAGTTGAAAATTTTGCAAGTGTAGGGTATGAAACATCTCAAATAGGTGTAAACTTAGAAAATTCTATTGATTATATCCAAAGTGTTGGATTAAATTCAAAGACGGTTATGGACGATGTTGGTGCTAACATGTCCAAAATGAACCGATATCAGTTTGAAGGTGGTGTTGCAGGTTTAACAAAAATGGCGGCTCAAGCTTCCATGTTAAGATTTGATATGCAAGAGACATTTAATTTTGCAGAAAAAGTTTTAACACCCGAAGGTGCGATTGAAACTGCCGCTGGTTTACAAAGATTAGGAGTTTCAATTGGTAATTTAACTGACCCATTTGCGTTGATGAATCAATCATTGACTGACCCTTCAGGTTTACAAGATAGTATTATTAAAGCTGCAAAACAATTTACAGAATTTGACGAAGAAACACAATCATTTAGAATAAATCCACAAGGTGTGTTGATGTTACGTGAAATTGAGGCGGAAGCTGGAATGTCTGCAGGTTCTTTAAGTAAAGCAGCATTAGCGGCTGCGGATTTAGATAAAAGAATATCCAATATTAGCCCTGAAATTCAATTTGACAAAGAGGAAGACAAACAATTGTTGGCTAATATGGCAACAATGAAAGATGGTCAATATGTTGTACAACTTAAAAATGACCAAACAGGTATAATAGAACAAAAGAAATTAAGTGAGTTAACTCAAGAACAATTTGATGCTTTAAAGGAAAGAGAAGAAAATAGACCAAAAACTCTTGAAGACATTCAAACAAGTCAATTGACCGTTGCAGAAGATATGGCGGCAAATGTTAAAGCTATTGCCGCTAAAGTTGCTTATGGTGTTGTCGCAACACCTGTAGTTCGTGAAAACATTTATGGTGCTGATAGAATCCTAAGAGAATTATCAAAAGATGTTTATAAGGCGATTCCTGAAAGTGCTAAAATTACTGAGAATGTTACAGGTGCTATAGATAAAATGAGAGAATTATTTAACGCAAAAGACGCTGGTAAAATATCTGACACAGATTTTGCTAAAAAAATTGAAGAGTTAGAGAATAGTGTTATTAAAGGGGCGAATTCGTTAGGTGAAAGTGGGGCTAAGGCACTTAAAGACATTTTAGATGCCAGTTCTAAAAACATTAAAGGAAGTAGTGGAATTGAAAAAGAATTCAGGGCATTTGCAAATGAAACTTTGGAAGCACTTGGTAAACCTGTAAATGCATCTGCTGAGGCGGTTAAACAAAAAGCACAGGCTAAACCTCTAAGTGAAGCAAATATTTTGGGTGAAACATTACAATCCAAGGTGTCATCAAAACAAATTGAAACAACTCAACCAAAGACAACTAATGTTACAAATAACGTAACTGGTAATATTAAAATAACTATAGATGGACCTGTTGGTGCCAATGGATTAACACAACAACAATTAACTCAAATATTCAACAGTGAAGGATTTAAACAATATGTTGCCACTCTTGGAAAAGATACAAAAGGTTCAGGTGTTACTAGTTATCAATGATAAAAAAAAACTCAATCAACCTATTTATTAGTAAAGATATAAATGGGTAGTCCGTTAGATTATATTAGCACCGAAGGATTCAGAAAAAAACTGATGACTCGTAATTTAGTACCTTATGCTAAATCGCCAAGTCCTGCTACGCCACCAATTACTTATGAAGTAATTCAACAAGATTTAACACCTGTTGATTCACCCGATTTCTTAATAGACACAACATTTTTTGCCGACAAACAATATCCACTTAATAGGTGGGGTAATGAAGGGGGATATGAATTTGCTCCTGACATTTCAGGAAATTTAAATACGGTTTCAAATCAAGGTGAATATGGTCCTGGACAACAAGACGCTCACATTGTTGACTCAGGATTTGCAGCAACTCAAGTATGGAGACCATTAAATGCTTACTCAAGCTCAAATAATTTTGATGCAGGTGAAGCGGTAACTACTTTAGAAACTGTTAGACCTGACCAAGATAGACCACCAAACGGACAACCATACCCAACATTTAATCCATCGTCTTATCGTTCAGTATCGATATTGTTAAATCCTGACCCACTTGGTAGTAACGGTTTATTAAGTTCTGACTCATTTATTGCTCGTTTAGGTGCCAAGACTTTAAAGAAAGAGTTTCAAGACCGTATTGGTAGAGCGATTATTAGAGAAACCATTGGACGTGCAAACATTTTAAATGTTAACAGTAGTTCAAACCTTGTTAACATATTAACAGGTAATGTTCCATTAATAGAGCCTAACTACAATATTACGGTTCCGTCAAATCCTTTGGGTGCCGCGGCACAATTCGCATTAAGTCTTGCGGGTAGTCAGGTGCCGTTCTCAACCATACCTGGTTCTTATTGGGACCCAAATATTAATCCACCACAACCAACAACAATCCAACAGGCGTTATTAGGTAATCCTTTGGCGGCAGGTGGTAAATTTATTAGTAATCTTTTAGGTGCGGGAAAAACAGGTTCTCAAATATTCTTTGAAAATACAGGACAAGGTCAAAAATCGTTATTGTTTAAGAATATTAACTTTAACAGATATAAACCAAGTTATGACCGAACATTAATTGACCGTTTGGGAGGGGCTTTGGTTGGTACCAATACAAACAACGCCAATTATTATATTGGTTCAACAACATCTGAACCATCAAGAATTTTTTCACCATCAGGGGCATTACCGAATGACCCTTATGGTAATGAAGTACAATCACCTGTTTATGGTCCTGAAGAGTTGGCACAATTATATGAAGGACCAAGTAAAGAAATTAAACTTGGAGCTAACGGACCGACTTACAGTAATGGTGGGGGTATTGAAGGTGGATTTACATGGGTATCTCCAAAGTACAAAGGAAATGCTGGTAAGAAAGTTGGTATCGGTGGTGAAATTACAAACGACGATGAGGATTTTAAACCTTCATCATATAATTCAACCGAGTCCACAGAAAGAACATTCAGAGAAGGTTCAATCTTAGACGACACTCAAAGATTGATTGATAGCCAACCACAAGGTGGAAATCGTTTAAAACATGCAGGTAATGCAATTGACCAAGTTAGTAAGGTATTCAATGACGGATACAAAGAAATGACTAAGGGTTCAAGAGTATTAAGTTATGTCGGTGCTATTGGACAAGAAGTCGGAACTGAATATTGTCGTGTATTTGCCAAAGATATTCCTTATTTACAATACAACGACCTACAAAAAACTGATGGTATTACAACCGAAGGTAGAAGATTTGCTTGGTCTGTTTTAGATAAGACATATAATCTTAACATTGCACCAAACAAACAAGAGGGAGGACAAGACTCGACTAATATTATTGGTACTATGAATAATGCTTATGCTAAAAAATATATGTTCTCGTTGGAGAATTTGGCATGGGCAACATCAAATACACCAGGTTATTCTGTTTCAGATTTAGCGGTGTGTGAGAGAGGACCTAACGGTGGTAGGGTAATGTGGTTCCCACCATATAACCTAACATTCAATGAATCGGTTCAAGCAAGTTGGAATCAAAATGATTTTATTGGAAGACCTGAACCAATCTATACTTACAAAAATACAAGTAGAACAGGTAGTTTAACATGGGACATTGTTGTTGACCACCCATCAATATTAAATGTTATTGTTAATAAAGTGTTGGCTAACGAAACTAACAAACCAAGAATTGATAGTATTTTGGATTCATTCTTTGCTGGATGTAGAAAATATGATTTATATGAATTGGCTAAAAAATATTACACAATCAATCCAAACGATTTATTCCAAATCCAACAAGCGATTACCTCTAAAGAAATTACAAGAGAACAGATGCAATATGTTATTAGTACTCTTGATGGTGATAACCCACAATTGGCGGCATCTAACAGTGGAGGTGGTGTAACAGGTTCTGGTGGTGGTGAAGCAACAGGAGCGGTCGATTTAAAAAAATACCAACAAATTGCATTTTATTTTGGTAATGATTATCCAAAACCAAAAACGGCTCCAAACTATACTCAAGAGTATGATAGATATACTGCACCAGGAAACGTTGCTTTATATAATAGTAAACCAAATGGGGCTCAGTTAGATGAGTTTTTTAATACGGTTGTGACACCAAACTATCAAATTGGTCAACAATTGGCAGATAAAATTGCGGAACTATTAACAACTAATAGTGAACAAAATACTAACATAACAATTACAATTAGTTCAAGTTGTTCGGCACCTGCCACTCAAAGTTATAATAAAGAACTTTCAGCTAGAAGAATTGCTTCGGTTATTAAATTTTTTACTGAGTATCCTGCAACTAGTAAATTTGTAAAATCAAACAGATTAATTCTTAGAAGTGGAGAAGGGTTTGGTGAAAACACAACATCACAACCAAAAAAATCTAAAAAAACTCAAGCACCATATTCAATTGATGAAATGGAAATGGGTAATACGGTAAATTGTACGGATAATGATGAGAATACTGTAGGTGGTGATTCACAAGCGGGTTCTAAAGATGTGTTTACTACAAGTGCTATGGCGTGTAGACGAGCGTTTATATCAAGTATAACAACTAATTTACAAGAGCCACAACCTATCATCACAACACCTAATAGAGAAACCACGGTAGTTACAGGTAACGTTGTAACTGTCACAGAAACACAAACAACTGTTGAAGAGACTTGGGCTCCAAAAGACAATATTACTAAAAGAGTGTTAAGAGCTTTATTATCTGAGTGTGATTATTTTGAGGTTATCAAAGAAGAAACACCTATGGTATATGATAATCTTAAAGATAAATTAAAGTTTTTCCAACCAGCGTTTCACTCAATGACACCTGAAGGTTTAAATACAAGACTTACTTTCCTACAACAATGTATGAGACCTGGTGATACAATACCTGTGGTTAAGTCTATTGGGGGTAAAGATGTGTTGGAATATAATAATGCTACCAACACGGCATTTGGGGCACCACCAGTTCTTATTTTAAGGGTTGGGGATTTTTATAATACTAAGATTATACCAACAAGTTTGAGCATTGCTTATGAAGGATTAGATATTAACCCTGAAGGTATTGGGGTTCAACCTATGATAGCTAAAGTTACAATGGCATTTAATTTTGTTGGTGGTAGCGGATTAAAAGAATCTGTTGACCGATTACAAAATGCTCTAACATTTAACTACTACGCTAATACTGAAATTTATGACGATAGGGCGGATGTTACCGATACAAGTTATCAAGTATTGGACAAAGAATTCTTACAGTTCGCTGCGATATCTGGTGTAGTACCTCCAACAATTAATAGTGCTCAACCAAATAACGGATTATCCAATGAGAATACTATTGGTACAATACTAAGTAATAGTATTACTTCTACAGGACAAACAGGTAGTATTAGTTATGAAAGTTTTATGGATAAATTTTTGGAAGAGACTCAAACGTATTTTACAACTGTTGTAAATAAAATTAGTGAAAGTGTTAATCAATATAATAATGCTTTACGTCAACAATGGATGTTAGAAAGAAATTATACTGATGGTGCGTTCTTGGTTGATAAAAATGAACCTGTAAATATGTTTGGTAAACCAAACAATACTGAAAGTAGAATTAATGTGGTTGTTGAGGAATTGTTAAAGGATATTAAAAAAGATGATGAACCGTTTATTAAATTCATTAGTAAACCTGAATACAATTTTTCAAATAAAATTATAAGACAACTTAAAGAAAATTATACAAATTTTGTTAAAACAAAAAGCGGTACGTACCAAAATGCGATAACAAAAATTACTCAAGACATGACAAATGTTCAACAAGTGTATGTTGGATATGTTGCAAGAGCAAATACTGTTGTTTATTTTCCATCTGCATATCCAGGACCTTCAGGTACTGATGGTAAACAAGATAAGACAGGTAATGTGATATCATACACTATATTACCAACAACAACCGTGGACCCTAGTTCTCAAGGTGCAAGTGATACTTTGATTGAATTAGCTAATGATATATTGGCTATTAAGAGTGGTATTACTGAATTTAATACAATTACAAATGGAACTGTTGCATTTAAATTTAATACGGTAACATATGAGGGTACCTTAGTATTTCCTCCAAATTATAAGTTACCCGAAAATCAAAAAGTCTTTATTCCATTTAGTAATCTTTCAAATTTTATTGATGTACCATTTAGAAGAGTTTATATGATTATTTCTGACGATGTTGTTGATACTAAAAAATATGAAACCTTTAGAAATGCGATGATTGGTAATATAATTAGTAATCAAGGTCTTATTGGTAGTCCAGAAAATTCAACTAACTTAACAACACGATTCAATGAATATTGGAATACGATTGCCAAACCAGCGTTTGTAAATGAAAATGATATAACTAAAGAGTTTATTAAACATATGCAAACACAAGAGTTACAAAATTTCTTAAAGTTTACACCTTACACTTTAAAGAAAAAAAGGTTATTTACATATACTACGGAGAATGCAAATACTGATGGACAAATAGCGTTGATTAAAGGTTTAGGTGCAACTGAAAACCAAAACACAAATAATAAAACATGGGACGATGAGGTATCAAGCGAGGTATTCATCTCAAAGGCAAAATTTAACTAATGGCATATCAATATTGGAATAGATATAGTGATTTTTTAATTAATGGTGAACAAACCGTTGTTCCTTTTGTGCAATTACCTCAAAAACCAACAGACAAGTCTTACATATATAAAGTGGCACGTAGTCGATTGGATGTAGTATCTCAAGAATATTATAACTCACCATATTTTGGTTGGTTAATATTACAAGCGAACCCACAATTTGGAGGGTTAGAAAATAATATATTCGATGGGGCGGTATTGATTATTCCTTATCCACTACTACCTTCATTACAGGACTATAAAGCGGCGTTAGATAACTATTTCTATTATTATGGCAGGTAACAAACCAGGAGACAACAGTGGAAACGTATTAGTAGAATTTGATTATAACAACATTATTGTTGTTGACCCAAATAAAACTATTGATGCGTTTGGTAATATTAGTGAAAGATTGGTTGACCATGAAAATTTGGTTATGTTTGCCAACCTTGAAGCTGAAGTATTGCCAAGAACTAAGTTGGCGGTTGGAGGAAGTCCTGAAGATAGAGCTAGAGTTATTTCTGTTGCTAAAATAAATTTTTTAAGACCAACAGAAAATACATATTTAACTACAGGTTATTATGATGAACTAACAGGTAAGGGGGCTAAAAATGGTTTAGGGGATAATCAAACAAGAATCCAAACTATCGCACCAAATGATGGGACAAAACCATACGATAGAGTTACTGTAAATAACCCTGGTAATACATCAACTGATAACGGTTTATTAGGGATAACATCAATTAATGTGAGGACAAGTAGTTCATTTATTCCCCAAGTTACTGTTCTTCTTGAAGATATTCAAGGAAAGGCATTGTTTGAGTTGGGAGATAATTCACCATATGCTGCATTCTTCAATTTACCATACCCTCCATTTTATTTAACCCTTAAAGGGTTTTATGGGCAAGCCATTAAATACCAATTAAACTTAAAGACATTCCACGCTTCATTTAACACGTTTAGTGGTAATTACCAAATTCAGTTAGAATTTGTTGGTTATAAGTTCAACATCCTCAATGAAATATCAATGGGACACTTGTTGGCGACACCACACATGTACAGTACAAGATTTGATATTTCTAAATCACCAACATCTGCTGAGGGGGGTAATAAAAATATAGAATCAACTACAAAACAAAGTAACACAATTGCAGGTCAGGCAAGTAATAGTCAAAATGATGTGGTTACTCAAATTGTAAGTGAAAAGGGTTATCAAAAAGTAATTGAAGTCTATAGTGAGTACAAAGCCAAAGGGTTACTTGACCCTGATTTCCCTGAAATGACGTTTGCTCAATTCATGAATTCATTAGAAAACTTTGAAAAAACCATCATCGATTCATATACCAAAGTGGATGTAGAACCATTGACTAATATTAGGGCTTACAAAGAAATTTTAAAAAATTATTATAATGAAATCTATGCTTCTGATACGTCTTGGTATAATACATACATGGACTTAAGACCAATTGTATTAAATAATGGAACGTATGTTTATACATTTAAAGAAACGATATTAAAAGACCCAACAAGACAACAAGCCGCTCGAACATTGTTGAGTGGGTTTACTTCACAATTCAATGAAAGATTGGCGGAAAACCCAACACTAGGTGTTAAAGGTGCTGCACCTATTAAAAATAGTATTACATATGATACTATGTTGATTAATGTTAATGTCAATGATATTGATTTAACTAAAACAACAATTCAACGAACTGGAATATTATCACCAACCACTGCTGATACTAAGTCGACTGACATTTATTTAAAGAATTTATATAATACAGGTGTTGAGGTAAATACAAATACTCTTAATGTTATTAAGCCCCCATTTTTTATTTTTAAATCAAATACAGTAACAAGTCAAGTTGAACCAAGATTTGAAAATTTAATTTATCAACTTGAGGCTGAAGCCAATAGAAAGTTGACCGATTATGAAACAAGACTAACGGCAGACTTTTCAAGAAAAATCGAAGATAGTAAAATCGGTCTTGGATTTAGACCAACGGTAAGAAATATTTGTGCGGTTATAATGGCGTCAGCAGAAGCATTTATTCGTTTAATGGATGAGGTTCATACAAACGCATGGAATGTAAAATATGACCCAGTCAGACAATTATCTATTTTAGATAATCCATCATCGGCACCTGGTACTGATACTTTAGGTAATATTAAAAAATCACAAGAATCTGCAAATCAAAACCAAGGGTTATCGACAAGTCAAGTTCCTGTTTATCCTTGGCCACAATTCTTTGTAGAAACCCCTGACGATAAAAAAGGACGTTTTCAATTAAGATATATTGCGGACCCTTCAGTTGTTGATATCACTAAAGGTTACCTTTATGATAAATGGCCTGAAGTTGAGTTTGTTGAAGAATATATGAGAGGTATTACTCAAAGGTTTAATCCTCCAATCGCTCAAGTACCGACAGATAGTCAAGCAACTACAAATATAATTAACATTAATGCTATTGAATACCCATCAAACGGTATTGCGTATGTTAGTAAAGAGGAGATTAAATTCTTCTATGAAATTTGGGAAAGACAATTTTTAACTGCCAATTATTCGGGATACATTAGAGCTAATGGAAATCAGTTAAGTCAGTTAAGCGAATTAATTTTAAGTTCGGAAACAACTAATATTGTTACAAGTTTAGGTATTAGTTCGCCATTTTTAACTTTAAAACTTAAAAATTATAATATAACTGCGGAAAATTACGAACAAACTTTGTCTAACTTTTCTAACCAAGGTACTGGTAGGGCTTATCAAGAATTCATAAGAGATTTCTACGTAACTCCTTACATTAGAAATTTAACCGAAAACTCGTTTAACATTCTTACTACAAATGATTTAGGTAAAGAACCTCAAAATCCTGCCAAATATGAGGCGTTAGAACAATTAGTTAAAAATGCGTCAAATGACCCATTGGTTATTGATACGTATCCTTTTACGGACCCTAGTTGGGTTTCTAGTAATATGGCTCAAAGTAGTACCAATGCAAACAATTCGGTTTATAATACAACACAAGTATTAAGAGTCTTTAAAGAAAGAAATGTAATATCAAACTTTGATAGTGTTTATAATTACACAACAAATAGACCTGTAACTAATTTTTCTTACTTAACGGTAACAGACCCTATTAGTGAAATATCATCAACTAATTTATCGATATTTTTAGATACTAGAAAAAATCCCGATAATTTTATACCGACTGAAGGATATGTTAATCATACAAGACAAATAAATAATATTACAACTGAAACGACAACAACCATGTTGAATACACCATACATGGTGAATGCAATTCAAAACGGTGTATTAAATTGGAGAAAGAAAGACAAGTATCCATATGTTCAGGCGGCGTATTTATTTATCAATTCATTACCTTTAGCATCGTTAAAAGAAAAATATAAGACTCAAAACTCTTCAAACGATTTAGATTATATTGCATCTTGTTTTAAAAAGTTTGGGGCTATACATAAAATGCCATATGCTTGGGTGTTAAAGATGGGTTCTATTTGGTATAGATATAAAACCTATAAAACAACTGGTGTTGATTTCTTGGATAGTGCTTGGACCAATTTTGATTATAAAGTTAATTTTGACCCAGTTACAAGTTCTGATACAAAAACATATAAATTTGAGTTTGACGGAATTAAAGAAATTACATTACAAAATACAACATCTGTTAATAACCCAAAAATACAAACAGGTTTCTATCCTAAAGTGATTAATGACTTTAACGTATTTTATAATGGTTATGACTTATATACAGGTTATACTAACACTGAAATTCAAGCAAGTATTGGTGGTGGTATGAAAGTGTATAACTTTAAAGATTCAAACATTAACCCAAGTAGTTCGATTGTTGACCTCTTAACTGGTTTCCCAAAAATTTCAACTATTGAAACATGGTCTGTGGTGTTACCTGATACGGTAATGGATTTAGAAAACTTGGCGGTTAATTGTAGACCAAATAGAAATACAACAAGTAATAGTTATTTTATTGTCCCTTCATTTGGTTCACCTATAAACCAAGTAAACGTTGAGTTATTACAAAATAATGTTCAAATTGTTCCGTTCTTAAATAATCCTTCAATTTATAATGGTTCTGTAAGGATGTTATGGTCGGCACCAAACTACGGTTATTTTAATAATGAAGAAATAGTTAAGCCAACTCCTGACAAATATGTTAATAAAATTTTAACTGGTAATACAAAACAATCGGCATTTAAATTATTGATTACTGACGAGTATTCAAACATTGAAGAAATATTCTCTGTGTTTGATAAAAGTATTTTAGATAAATTTGAACAAGAATTTTTAAACTTCTCTAAACCAATTGCAGATATTGATTTAGGTCCACAAGTTGTTGTACCTGTTGGTGAATCACCAATTGACAATACTGCACTATATAGGAACTTCCAATATTTGTTCAGAAGTTTAATGACGGTAAATTCAAATAATGGTACGACAAATTCAGAATATTTTAATACTCTTGGTAACACACAATTAGTTTCATTCTCTAATACAATTAAATCATTTTTAGAATATGATGTGATGTTAAAGTATGGAAATCCTGCCAATTACAAAAGGAGAGTTGTTGATTCGTTTATTGCATCCAATAACGGACCAAATGTTGTAACGGACCCAATTAATTTTGGTACCTACATTAATAACACATTACCTTCAAGTGGGGGTGGAATAACGTTGGCTCAATCTAAGGCTCAATATCCTGCGGAGTGGTTGGCGTTAGAGACTGAAATTGGGTTTTCAACCATTCAAAATTTGGCGTACACCAATCAAGGTTCATACATTACAGATTTCTTTATTGATAATAACATTGGATTTACCGTTGATAATATTGTTTTATGTTCACAATTGATTAAACAATATGCTACACAAAAACTTCTTACACCAACTTTAAATAGTGTTGAATTCAAATCAAGATTACAACTTTATTTGAATGGTACCACTGCAATTCAAAATTTATTTTTAAATCAAATATTAACAGGTGTTCGACTTGCATTACCTAATCAACAAGAATTACCTGAAAAGAAAATACAAAGTGTTATTGATGGACAACAATCTAAAGTTGAAAACTATGAGGTATTCAAAGCTCTTAACGATAAATGGATTGCGGGTGGGGATTACTCAAGTAAAACATTATTTGAAGATTTTTTATTCTTAGACAGAGCATCAAGAAATATTGGTGATACTTTGTTGGTTGATATCTTCTCATTAAAAGATACTCTTTTGGGAACTAAAACTTTTGAGGAATCATCATTTAATATGGAAATGAGTGTATTCACATTCATAAGTGGAATCCTTATTAGAAATAAGTTTAATGTAATGCCATTACCTGCTTATGTTAATTTTTATAATGTGCAGGATGCTGATGGAACAACTCTTTCACAAAGTGCTGAAGGTTCTTTAGAATTCGCTGATAACATGTGGGGTACATTCTTGGATGTTGATTATAGAAAATCAAGTCCAAAGGTTGTTTGTTTCTATGCGGGACTACCATCATCTCAATTAGATTTACCAAAAGGTAATTCAAGATTTAGGGACGATTCATTTGAACTACGACGAGCATCTGAAAATCCATTAATTGAAAATCAAGTTGGTAAAAAAGATTGGGCGCTTTCAAATAAATGTGTTGGTTTTAATGTTGATATTGGGACAAGAAATCAAAATATATTTTATTCGTTTGAGGTTTCTATGGATAGTGGTAAGGCAACATCAGAATCAATACAGACTCAAATTGACATGGTAGACCAAGCTAATGGTAAAAATGTTGCGACTCAAAACGTAGGATTATATAATTTATACAAAAAGAGAAGTTATCAATCTAATGTAACTTGTTTGGGTAATGCATTATTACAACCAACCATGTATTTCAACTTAAGACATGTTCCAATGTTTAATGGTCCTTACTTAATTACCGAAGTTAATCATATAATTCAACCAGGTTCGTTTCAAACAAACTTTACTGGAATTAGACAAGGTGTTTATGATTTACCATCTATTGATAATTTATTACAAAGTTTGAATCAAAATTTATTGACTCAGATTGAAACTGCCATTTTAAAGAAAAAAGAAAACATACCTGATAAATTAAATACTAATATAAATAAAACTGCACTTCTTTCACAAATAGGTGAAAACACTGCAGCCGCTGTAAATAGTTGTACTTTATCGTTAAATACTAACTACGTTACTTGGGGTGATTTTGTCGAATCTGCGACAACTGGATTAACACCACAAGAGTTAGCCGACGCCATTGTTGCCAAAACAAGTAATGCAAATTTACAAATCCTTATTTACTTAATGTGTTATATTAAAACATTTAATAAAGATAAGTTCTATGGGTATAATAATAACTTTGCCAATGTTGAATTAAGTGTATATTGGGGACCAAGTACACAATATTTTATACAAAAACAATCATCATGTGTTTCGGTTTCAAACTCAAATGCGACAAACAACCCAACACCAATTGCGAACTTTAATAGTCTTGATAAATTCCTTGATTTTATGGTTGCAAGATTAACTCCAAATGTGAGACGTATTTTATTTGGTGAAAATGGAAATGCTCCGTTAGGATTACCAAAATTTTATGTTTGTTATTGGACGCCAGCAACAAATGAGACCCCTAACATAACTCCTGAATATTTTGATGAAAATCAAAATGAATTTGAAACATTATTTAATACTGTTAAGAACGGATTAAAATCCGCTAATGAAGTACAGTTAAGTGGTGATGCTAACAATAATGTTAAGGCTGCGGATAAAGCTCAAGAACAACAAATTGCTAGTGGAGGAACAGGAGCAACTAATAATCAGAATACTACAACAGTTAGTGGTCCTGTTTGTTTACCGCCATCCATTACATCGTTTACTCCATTAACGGGTGTAACAGGTACAATCGTTAATATTATTGGTAATGATTTAGGTTCCGTAACGGCCGTTACGATAAATGGGGTTACTGTAACAACAGGAATTACTATTAACAGTGAAACCAATGTGGTTGTTATTGTTCCGTTTAGTAATACGACAATTGCACAAAATAATGTAATAACATTACAAGGTGTTTATGGTAATGGTTCAAGTACAACAACATTTACTTATAATCCATTACAAACAACCGCTGCACCACCAACAGTGGCACCAAATGTATTACCGAATAGTAATACACAACCACAACAAACAGGACCTGTGACTATGACAGGGATTACCGAGATTAATACTATCTCTAATCCTGGTTATACTAAGATTGGAATTAACCCACTAATATTAGTTAATTGGGAAATATTAAGTGACCCATTATCACCATACTTAAGTTATGAAGTGGTTCAAACAACAGTTTCATCAAACAATACAACAGTTCAAACTGTTATTAGCCAAGGCGTTGTTAATTTAGGGAATACATACACTAATAATGCATACTCTGAATTCTATATTGAAGATGCTGATGTTATTTATGAAATTGATAATAATGGAGGAACAATACCAACAGATTGTGTAATTAACTATAAAATTAAAATATTGGCAAACACAATAACTCCGACGACTCCTCCAACTCAAACAGTCACTCAATGGTTTTCCAATGTAATCAACATACCATAAATTTAACAAATAACGATATATTTATATAGAAACATAATTATGGATATTAAATCAGCATTAGATAACTACCTTGGTAAATCAACAAGATTTTCACAAGAAGATAACGGTGACGGAACTAAACAAGTTTGTGACTTAGATACAGGTGATTGTTATACTGTAAGAGAAAGAGACGGACTTATTGAAAGAGCTGGACACCAAACAACCGCCAACAGAAAAGTTAGAGTTGAAACATCTAAAGGTATAAAACAATTATTAAACGGCTAATACAATGAGTATAGACAGAAAGATATTAAGTGAAATCGAAAGATATAGAAGTATTAACAAATACATCTTGGAACAGGCTGCAGAACCAGCACCTGATGATTTAGGGGCGTTAACACCTGATGCAGGTGCAGCACCTCCACCACCACCTGCAGAAGCGGGAGCGGTTCCACCACCACCTCCAGGTGGTGCTGCAGCTCCACCAGCAGATGCCGCACCAACACCAATTGATGTTGAAAGTGACCCTGACGTTGAAAAGATTGACGACGAAGGACAATCTGAAGAAAAAGGTGCAGAAGAAACAGATTCTGAAGAACTTGATATCACCGAGTTAGTTACCACTCAAAAAGATACTCAATCAAAACAAGATGAATATTTTGAAAATCTATTTGGACAATTAGGTAAATTGGAATCAAGGTTAGGTGAGATGGATGCTATCATGAATAAATTAAATGCTCTTGAAAACAAAATTGAGAAGTACCGTGAAAAAACTCCTCAAGAAAAATTGGAGTTAAGAAGTTATGACTCATACCCATTCAACCAAAAATTATCACAATTCTTCGATGATAAGTCAGAAGAGATGGAAAAGACGGGAAAAAATGATTATGTTTTAACACCTGATGACGTGACCGACATCAATGTTAATGATATTAAGAATTCTTTTCAAGGTACAGGTTTCCAAGACGAGTTCAAATACAAATAACAAACACAACAAATAATGTAAGGTCACCCAAAAGGTGGCCTTTTTTTATTTGACAAATTGAGAAAACTAGACTATAATTGTAAAACAAATTAAACTTAAATATATAAAAAACATGATGAGTTCATTAGACGCCGTATTGGCACAGTACGAAAAAGCACAACAAGGGGGCGGGGCCCAAAGCAAGATGTCGCAAGACGAAAGAATGAAAAAGTATTTCGCTTGTATCCTCTCTGACAAAGAGAAATCAGGACAACGTAGAGTACGTATCCTACCAACATCAGATGGTTCTTCACCATTCAAAGAAGCATGGTACCACGAAATTCAAGTAGGTGGACAATGGAATAAATTCTATGACCCAGGAAAAAATGATAACGAACGTTCACCTTTGAATGAGGTTTACGAAGAGTTGATGTCTACGGGTAAAGAATCGGACAAAGAATTGGCAAAACAATACAAATCTCGTAAGTTTTACATCGTTAAAGTTATCGACCGTGATAACGAAGCTGATGGTGTTAAATTTTGGAGATTTAAACACAACTATAAGAATGATGGTATCTTGGATAAAATCATTCCGATTTGGAGAAACAAAGGTGATATCACTGACCCTGAAAAAGGACGTGACCTTATCATCGAATTGACTAAATCTAAAACACCTGCAGGTAAAGAGTACACAAGTATCTCAACAATTATGTACGATGACCCTAATTCAGTTCATGAAGACAAAGCTCAAGCTGACGCTTGGATTAATGATGAGTTGACTTGGTTGGATGTATATTCTAAAAAACCTGTTGACTACCTTGAGGCAATTGCTCGTGGAGAAACTCCGAAGTGGGATTCTGAAAAAGGTGGATACGTTTACGCAAACGATGTTGAATCAACAACATCTATCGGTGGTGGAAAATCTACACCAATCGTTGACCCACAAGCAAATGATGAGGTTGACTCTGAATTACCATTCTAATTAAACTGAGCTTGGACACTTATTTAGACATAGTGTCCAAGCTCTTTTCTTTTATAAAAAAATAACACATGCAAAACAGAATAGGAAAAAGAATGTTTGAATCTCTTGTATTGAAATATGAGAGTGAAGTTGCTGAAGCTGAGGCAACATTAATGGTTTATATGGAGAACGCAGTGGGTATTGGAGAACACCCACAACATTTGGAAGAAATGGATAATTTTGTTGAAAAACTAGCAAACGCTTCAGATAAACTTGTAACCCTAAAAGAATTTTACTCAAATCATTATGGCAATTAAAAAGAACGATTTTAGTTCAGTAAAGAAAAAATTCTCTACGTCGGCTAAGTACAAACCACAAAGATTTTTTGACTTAGGTCCTGACTTCTTGGATGCGGTTGGACTACCAGGTCCTGCGATTGGACACTTGAATATGTTCTTGGGTCACTCGGATACGGGTAAAACAACTGCTTTGGTTAAAGCTGCGGTTGATGCTCAGAAGAAGGGTATTCTACCTGTGTTTATAATTACAGAACAGAAATGGTCTTTTGAACATGCAAAACTTATGGGGTTTGAATGTGAGGAAGTAGTTGATGAAGAAACGGGTGAAATTGATTGGGATGGTTTTTACATATTTAACAATGACTTTGATTACATCGAACAAATCACAGACTACATCAACAGTTTATTAGATGCTCAAGAAAAAGGTGAATTGGATTACAGTTTATTATTCTTGTGGGATTCTGTTGGTTCAGTTCCTTGTAAGATGACTTACGATGGTAAAGGTGGTAAACAACACAACGCATCTGTATTGGCAGATAAGATTGGTATGGGTATCAACCAACGTATCTCAGGTTCACGTAAATCTGATTCAAAATATGAAAACACTTTAGTTATTGTAAATCAGCCTTGGGTTGAATTACCTGACAATCCATTTGGACAACCAAAAATTAAAGCAAAGGGTGGTGAAGCTATTTGGTTAAACTCATCTTTGGTATTCTTATTCGGAAACCAAAAAGGTGCGGGAACAAATAAAATCACTGCGACAAAAGACAAAAGAAGTGTTAAGTTTGCAATCAGAACAAAAGTATCCGTAATGAAAAATCACATCAATGGATTGGGTTATGAGGATGGAAAGATTATTGTGACACCACACGGATTCTTGGCAGGTAAAGAAGCATCTGAAGAGAAAGCTTCTATTGAAAACTACAAGAAAGAATATGCGGAATATTGGAAAGATATTCTTGGTGTTAATTCGGTAGATTTTGAACTGAAAGAAGAAAAAGAAGATTAGTATATTGTTTCACCCTTTAAATCACAAATGTGATTAAGACACTATTAGTAGACGGTAATAATTTATTTAAGATAGGATTCCACGGAGCCAAAGATGTTTTCAACAACGGAGACCACGTGGGCGGAGTATACCACTTTGTGAATATACTCCGTAAATTCCTTGAAGAGCACAACCATGATAAAGTTGTTGTGTTTTGGGATGGTGAATCAAATTCATCCATCAGAAAGTCTATATACCCCCAATACAAAGAAAACAGACGAGAGAGTATGAATGAGTATAAATACGAATCGTATTTGTACCAAAGGTCTCGTGTCAAACAATACCTTGAAGAAATTTTTGTAAGACAAATTGAAGTTGAGGACAACGAAGCCGATGACCTCATCGCTTACTATTGTAAGATATCTAAAGACGAACAGATTATCATTTTTTCTGCGGATAAAGACCTCACACAACTTATCTCTGAGAATGTGACTATCTACTCCCCAATCACAAAACAGTACTTTAAAAACGGAGATATGATATCCATCAACAAGGTGGACATACCCCACTATAATGTATTGTTAACAAAAGTGTTTACGGGAGATAAATCGGACAACATTGATGGTATTCAGGGACTTGGAGAAAAAACATTAGTCAAGTTATTCCCTCAATTGCAGGAGAAACCATGCACTATCGAAGAAATCTTGGATTATGCACGAAATATCCCGCAAGACAAACCTTCAAAAACATTAACAAATCTTTTGACAGGCAAAACAAAATCAACTATACTTGGTGAAGAGTTTTATACAACAAACAAAAAGATAGTCGACCTTACAAACCCTTTAATCACTGCCGATGGAAAAGAATTAGTTGAACAAATTTTAACAGACACTATAGACCCTACAGATAGGGGATATAAGAACTTAATGAGAATGATGATGGAAGATGGTCTCTTTAAGTATCTACCCAAGGACAATGAAGCTTGGGTTAACTTCCTAAAACCCTTTATGAAATTAACAAGAAAAGAAAAAAGAAATACAAACAAAAATTAATTATGAAAGAGCAAGACAGCACCAAAATGGAATTCTTATTGACATTGAATGACAACATCGTAGTTCAAAGATTCTTTAATGTTCGTGGGTACAACCCAAAGGCAAAAAACTCATTGGAGTTATACGACTTTGTGAAACGACTTAAAGATGAGTTGGAATACAACTTGAAGATGAAGACTGTTGTTTATATGATGGATAATAAAGACTCCATTGTTTCCGACCCGTCTATCATGGACACATCGTTCACTGAAGGTAGTGAGCAATTTAACATTTACATCAAAATTGGCGAGCAGACAATTTGTCATAGATATTTTGATGGAAAAGTATTCCCGCCAAAAGTTCGTTATACAGTTGATGTACGACCATTTTTGAAAGACGTTTTACGAGAATTAACTGACATTTTTTCAGGCCAAAAATTATCTTTTGATTATTTGAGCTTTGACTTAAAGTAAGGTATATTTAATAAAACAGACGAACAAAAAAATACAATATGAACAAGAATTTTGACTACTTAGGGAATACATTCCAAATACAACTTTTAAACCAACTTATCGTGGATAAAGAATTTTCAACATCAATTATGGATGTTATTGAGAGTTCTTATTTTGATAACAAATACTTCAAGATTATCTTGCAAATGACCAAGGAGTACCACGCAAAATACCAATCTACCCCTAACTTCGATACTCTTGAACAGATTGTAAAATCTGAAATTTCACAAGAATTAGTTGCAAAAATTGTCCTTGACACTATCAAACAAGTAAAAGATGCTCCATTTGAAGGAACAATGTTCGTTCAAGAGAAAGCGTTAAAGTTCTGTAAACAACAAGAACTTCAAAAGGCAATGGACAAAGCCCAAAAAATCATTACAGAAGGTGACTTTGAATCTTATGACAAAGTTGAGAGTTTGGTTCGTGAGGCATTACAGGTTGGTGAAAAAGATACAGGTACAACTGATATCTTCTCTAACCTTGAGACAGTACTTGATGAGGACTTTCGTCACCCAATTGCTATTGGAATACCAGGGATTGACAGATTACTTAAAGGTGGTTTGGCAAAAGGAGAAATTGGTGTTATCTTAGCACCTACAGGTGTTGGTAAGACAACTATCCTAACAAAGATTGCGAACAATGCGTTTAATCTTGGGTATAACGTTCTTCAAATCTTTTTTGAGGACAACCCAAAGATTGTACAACGTAAACACTTCACACTTTGGACAGGTATTGAACCAGACAACTTGGTAAAACACAAAGATGAGGTAATGGCTAAAATCACAGAAATCAAAGAAACGATGAAGAACGAGTTAATCTTGAAAAAACTCCCATCGGATTCTATGTCAATGAACCAAATCAAAAACCAAATCAGAAAAATGATTGCTGACGGTACAAAGATTGACTTGGTTCTTTTGGACTATATTGATTGTGTGGTTCCTGAAAGCTCAAGTAAAGATGAATGGAAAGCTGAGGGTTCAGTGATGAGAGGTTTCGAGGCGATGTGTCACGAACTATCATTAGTTGGATGGACAGCTACACAGGGTAACAGAAGCTCTATATCTTCTGAGGTTGTTACCACCGACCAAATGGGTGGTTCTATTAAGAAAGCACAAGTTGGACACGTTATCATTTCCGTGGCTAAAACTTTACAACAAAAAGAAATGAACTTGGCAACCATCGCTATTACCAAATCACGTATTGGTAAAGATGGGGTAGTGTTTGAGAACTGTAAGTTCAACAACGAACTACTTGAAATCGATACAGAAACATCTGTAACGTTCTTAGGTTTTGAGGAACAACAAGAGGAAAGAAAAAGAGACAGAGTTAAGGAATTACTCGAAAAGAAAAAACAACGAGAACAACAGCAACAACAATCGTAAAAAAACAAAAAAACAATTATGGAAAAAATATTAATGGAGAACCCTAATAGGTTTGTTATCTTCCCAATTCAGCACAACGACATTTGGGAATACTACAAAATGCACCAAGCAGCTTTTTGGACAGCGGAAGAAATTGATTTGACAAATGACATCAGAGATTGGAATAATCTTTCAGAGAATGAACAATATTTCGTTAAGAATATTTTATCATTCTTTGCGGCATCTGATGGAATTGTTAATGAAAACTTGGCAGAAAACTTTTATCGTGAAGTACAATACCCTGAAGCAAAGTTCTTCTATGGTATGCAATTGGCAATGGAAAACATTCACAGTTTGATGTATTCACTTCTTATCGACACTTATATATCAAGTGAGGAGGAAAAGAATTTATGTTTCACGGCATTGGACAACTTACCTGCAGTTCAAAAGAAGGCTAAATGGGCTTTGGATTGGATTGAAAATGCTTCGTTCCAAGAAAGATTGGTTGCGTTTGCGGCGGTTGAAGGTATATTCTTCTCAGGTTCATTCTGTTCAATCTTTTGGTTGAAATCAAGAGGTATTATGCAAGGTTTGTGTAATGCTAACTCTTTAATCTTTAAAGATGAGAACTTACACTGTGACTTCGCAATTCACTTATTAAACAATCACGTTGAAGATAAACCAAGTGAAAAAAGAATCAGAGAGATTTTATTATCTGCTTTGGAAATCGAAAAAGAATTCATCACTGAGTCATTACCAGTTTCTTTAATTGGTATGAATTCAAACTTGATGAAACAATATCTTGAGTTTGTTGTTGATGGATTGTTACTTAAATTTGGATGTAAAAAAGAATTCAATGTTGAACAACCATTCAAATTCATGGAACAAATTGCGGTTGAGACAAAAGGAAATTTCTTTGAGTCAAGAACTGTTGAGTATCAAAAAGCAAAATTAAATGAAACGATTTCTTTCGAGGAAGATTTCTAATTCTAACACAATATGATGTCATTAAAAATTAAAAAAAGAAACGGTGAGGACGTATCATTTAATCCTCAGAAAATTTATAATCGAGTTAAACGTGCGGCTAAAGGGTTGAACGTAAACTCAGATGAGATATTCATTAAAGTTATCACATCTGTACCAACTGAAGGACTTATCACAACTAAAGAGTTGGATAAGTTAGTTTATGAAATTGCTGCGGCTTACACTGGTAGTCACCACGACTACTCAAGACTTGCATCGTCAGTTGCAATTTCTTCATACCACAAAGAAACCAATGATAGTTTCTGTGAGACTATTATGGAATTACACACAACAGGTGTAATCAATGATAAACTAATTGAAATCATGAATGAGTACGGTCACGATAAAATCGACGCGGTAATCAATCACGAAAACGATTATAACTTTGATTACTTCGCTTGGCGTTCATTACAAGAAATGTATTTGTTAAAAACACCTGAAGGTAAAGTAGTTGAAAGACCACAACACATGTATATGAGAGTTGCTCTATGGGTGACAAAATCATTTGAACAAGCTGTTGAGTATTACCACTCATTGTCTAATCAACTTATTTCACCCGCAACACCAATCATTATCAACTCAGGAACCAAAGTTCCTCAGTTAGCGTCTTGTGTATTACATTACAACAATGCGGATTCACGTAATGGTTTATTACATACCTTGAATGATATTTCAACTTATTCTTCAGACGCGGCAGGTATTGGTTTATCAATGTCTAACATCAGAAGTAAAGAAAGTCGTATCAATTCATCAGGTGGATTTGCAGGTGGATTGTTGAAGTATTTGAAAATCGTTAATGAGTCATTGAGATTCTTTAACCAACAAGGAAGACGACCTGGTAGTGCGGCTATCTACATCGAACCATGGCACAAAGATGTTATGGACTTATTAGATATCAAAAAGAACACAGGTGCTGAAGAATTAAGAGCAAGAGATTTGTTTACGGCTCTTTGGATTCCTGATAACTTCATGAAAGCGGTTAAGGAAAGTTCTGATTGGTATTTGTTCTGTCCTAATGATATTGTTAAAGCGGGTATTAAACCACTTCAAGAATGTTATGGTGATGAGTACGAAGCAAACTACAACAAAGCGGTTTATTTAGGTCTTGGTAAAAAAGTTAAAGCTCAAGATGTTTGGACTAAGATTATTGAATCACAAGTTGAAACTGGTGTTCCTTACTTATGTTCTAAAGACAATGCTAACAAGAAAACAAACCACCAAAACATCGGTGTGATTAAACAATCAAACCTTTGTAATGAGATTTACCAATATACTGACGAGGAGACTACAGCAATCTGTACATTATCTTCAATGGTATTGAAAAACTTTATTGAGAAAGGTGAGTTTAATTTTGACTTACTTTACAGTGAAGTTAGAAAAGTTGTTAGAGCTCTTAACAAAGTTATTGACATCAACAGTTACTCAACTGAAAAAGGTAGAAAAGGTGGATTGGACCAAAGAGCAATTGCGATTGGTACTCAAGGATTGGCTGACGTATTCTATTTGATGGATTACATCTTCACATCTGAAGAAGCTAAGAAATTGAATAAAATGATTTTTGAAACAATCTATTTTGCGGCGATTACTGAAAGTATGGAGTTGTGTAAGTCAGGTGAATATAAACCTTATGCTCACTTTGAAGGTTCACCAATGTCAAAAGGTATATTCCAATTTGATATGTGGGGATTAGATTATGAAGGATTAGGTGGTTTATGGGATTGGGATAGTCTTAAGTTAGAAGTATCTAACCATGGGGTATGTAACTCATTATTCACAGCTCAGATGCCTGTGGCGTCTTCAGCTAAGATTACAGGTTCATATGAGATGACAGAACCAGCACATTCGGCAATCTTTAACCGAAGAGTAGTTGGTGGTGAAATCATGATTGTAAACAAATACTTAATTAACGACTTTGAAAAGATTGGAATTTGGAGTGAAGATTTGAAAAATGAAATCATCTTAAATGAAGGTTCAGTTCAAAACATCAATTTCAATAATCATCTTGATACTGAGGATAAAAACTATACTAAGAAAGTTAAACGTATTGAACACTTGATTAGTAAGTACAAAACAATTTGGGAAATTTCACAGAGAGAATTGATTAACATGGTGGCGGATAGAGCACCATTTATCGACCAATCACAATCAATGAATATCTATATGGCTAACCCAACATTGTCTAAGATTACCTCATCACATTTCCACTCATGGGAAAAAGGATTGAAGACTTTATGTTATTATGTTAGAACTAAAGCAATTTCAACAGGAGCTAAACACTTGGCAGTTGATGTTTCAAAAATATCACAACCTAAAGTTAAAGTTGAAACACCAAAAGTTGAAATACATGAATTAACACAAAAACCTGAAGATAGTCCTTTTGAATGTTTTGGATGTAGTTCCTAATTTGAAAATCCCGACACAATCGGGATTTTTCATTTTTAATCTATTTAAAGAAAAATAGATAGTATTATATTTATTGTTATGGCAAATGGAATTACTTATGGTATAAATTTTCCCTTTAGGGATTCTAGACGAGGTGACTACTTAGAACTTACCGAATTAGAGTCTCAGGAAATTAAGGCCGATTTAATACACCTATTATTAACAAGAAAAGGTTCAAGATATTTTTTACCTCAATTTGGTACAAGATTATATGAATTTCTTTTTGAACCATTTGATGGATTAACCTTTAACGCTATTGAATCTGACATCAGAGATGCGATTGAAACGTTCATGCCAAACTTGTTAGTTAATAGTTTAAGTATAACACCAGCGGATGTTCAAGAAGAAGTTGATATCGCAACAGGACAAAACTTAGCGGGAACAAGCGAATCATCAGTTTATAGATTTCCTGGTAAAGGAACATCTGAATATACTGCAAAAATAAGATTAGATTACTCAACAAATGGGTCAACATACGGACAGAGTGATTTTGTGATTATCAATATTTAATATAAATGGCAAATAATAGAATATCGTACGCTACCAGAGATTATCAGTCAATTAGAACTGAACTCTTAAATTACACAAGAACATATTATCCTGACTTAATTCAGGATTTTAATGACGCATCGGTATTCTCAGTATTTATCGATTTGAATGCAGCAATTGCTGACAACTTACATTATAACATTGACCGAAGTGTTCAAGAGACAGTATTACAATATGCGCAACAAAGGTCTTCCATTTACAACATAGCCCGAACTTATGGTTTAAAATTGCCAGGTCAAAGACCATCAGTTGCATTAGTTGATTTTTCAGTTACAGTTCCTGCGTTTGGTGATAAAGAAGATGAAAGATATCTTGGTACCTTACTAAGAGGTTCACAAGTTGTTGGCGCTGGTGTGGTATTTGAAAATGTTTATGATATTGATTT